CGCTATTATTGACGCCATGAAAGCTGACCCCATCTACCAATGGCTGGAGGATTTNGAAGATGCCCCAATCGACTAATGACATTGAGCCTGCCGATGATTTGAAAGCTGCCAAAGTCACTGACGCTAAACAAGTACAGGATTATCTCAAGGCCAAGGGCATGACTACTGCCCAGGTGAGCAAAGAGAAATGGGCCTCCCCGGAGGAGATTATTGAGAGTGTGGTTAAGCTGCATGGGCAGACCATGGAGAATTACTGGCAGGGTGGGTTGGGGTAGGACTGGGCAAGCTGGAGGCAAATTCGACGTGGAGGATATAGCGAAGTGACCATAACAATAACCGTCGAGACCGGACTAGTGGTCACAGGGGCAAATTCTTTCATATCCCTGGCCGATTTTCAGGCTTACCACGCCGCCCGGGGGAATGTCTTGACCTCCTACACCGATGAGCAGCAGAAAGCAGCCCTTGTAAAAGCGGCTGATTACCTGAACGGCATAATCTGGAAGGGTGTCAAGACTGGACGTGATAATCCCATGTGCTGGCCCCGGTACGGTACTGAAGTGGGCGGGTCTATCTGGAATCAACTCGAATACCCGGCGAGTGAGTGGGTCGGAGTGCTGGACAAAGACGGTTTTTACATCCCCACGGATGAGGTGCCGGCTGAGGTAGTCAATGCCCAATCTGAAGCGGCCTACNTGGTGCTCCTGGGGAATGACTTGCAACCATCCTTATCCAGGGGAGGAGCGGTGAAGCGGAAAAAGGTGGACGTGATTGAGATCGAGTATTTTTCGGGAGCCTCGCCGGTTAACCGCTACCTGGCCGTGGAAAGCCTGGTAAATGGTCTCCTGCGGTCGGGGATGAGCGTGGAGACGGTGCGCGGATAAGGCAGTGCGATTCGATAAAACTCCGTCTTGTGATTACACCGAGGATTAAATGGACTACACCGAAATCGCCGCCGAAGTTTTAGACGCCATCCAGGAAGACGGGATGGTGATGACCCTGCGCAAACAAACAGCAGGGATCTTTAATCCGGCGGCCGGGGAATATGACATTCAGACCATCACCGATTACACGGTGCAGGGACTTATTAAGTCTCAATCTTTAACCATTACGGGGAACGTCGGGCAACGGTTTAACGGGAACGTTGAAGTCCAGATCGACGACCAATTTGTCATGCTGGCGGCTTCGGGCTTGACGGCGACGCCGGCGGTTGGGGACCTTCTACTTATTTCGGGGGTGGCTTACAGCATCAAGGCCTTGATTCCCTTGAAGCCCGGCGGCGTGGTGTTGCTGTATCAAACCNTGGTGAGGAAATAATGGCCCTTGGATCATTCACCGCAGACCTGAGCAAGTTTGCTCTGAAAGCCAAACTGAATGGCGATCAGGTCATGCAAAAGGTTTGCTTTGAGGTATTTAGCCGAGTAGTTCAGCGGACGCCGGTAGATACTGCCCGGGCTCGTACTGGTTTCCAGGTAGGCGTCAATTCTATGCCATCCGGAAGTGATCCGGGACCACGGGTGAGCACTCGGAAGAAGGGGCAGAGACTTACAGCAGCTCCTCCCTTGAGTGCGGAAGACCGGGGCAGAATTACCACTGGCACCCAAGCGCTAAAATTCGGTGATACCGGCTGGCTAGTCAACAACGTGGAATACGTGCAGTACCTCGAATATGGTACGGCGTCCTATGGATTCAGCCAGCAGGCCCCGGCTGGGATGGTTCGAATCACCTTATCCGAGTTTCAGAGCCACGTCGCCAAGGCGGTTGCGAGTTTACCATGACCATCGTCCCTGATTATGATCTCCAGGCTGCACTTAATGACCGACTCAACGATGAGTTCCCCTTGGTGCCAATTGCTTGGGAGAATGTGGGTTATACGCCTGATTTAGGGACGGCTTACCTGGCGGCGCATCTTCTCCCGGCTGAACCAAGTATTTTGACCCTGGGCTCTACGCCTTACCAGGAACGCCGGGGCATCTTTCAGGTGTCATGCTTTTATCCAGCCCTGGCGGGATGGGGACCAGCAAAGACCGGGGCGGCGAATGTCGTGGCGGCGTTCCCGGCTACCTTGCAGTTCATTTACAACGGGCTCACAGTAATCATCGACAAGACCTGGCCCGGGCCTGGGATAAGTCAAGATGGCTGGTACATGGTCCCGGTATCAATTCAATATCATTGCGTTTACAAGGGGTAATACCCCACAAATAGGAGGATTACACTATGGCATTCGCAGCGGGTAGTCAGCACGGATTGAGATATGGGTTGCAGGGGAGTGGGTTCGGAACCGCTGCAACTTCCATGGTCTCCCTCCGGCACACAAGTTGCAGCATTGGGCCGCCCAAACGGGATGGCAAGGAATCGGATGAACTCACCACCGAACGGCAAGTAACTGATATCGCCCTTGGTACTAAAAAACAATCCGGGGATTTTGGGTATGAACTCTCCTACGGCGAACAGGACGCCATGCTGGAGGCGATGCTTGGGGGGACATGGACGGCGCCCTACAGTCTCACGGCGCAATCACTGACGGTCGTCAAGACCAACAAGACCTTTGCCCGGACGGTTGCCGGCGACTTCGTGGCCGATGGGGTCCAGGTGGGAGACATCATCACCACCACGGGGTTTGCCGATTCCGAAAACAACGGGGACTTTCGGGTAGCGCAGGTTGCGGCCAACCTTATCACTGTTTCTCTCCTGAGTGGTAGTCCGGTCCTGAAGGACGTAACCGACGATACCGGGTGCACCATAAGCACGTCAACTCGGGTTCTCACCAATGGCACCACGTCACGGTATTACACCTTTGAGCGGGCCTTTGCCGACATTACGCAGTATGGCGCCTTCCAGGATTGCCAACTGGACAAGTGGACCCTGGAGGCCAAACTAGATGCCAAGGTAACCGGGAAATTCTCTATCATCGGTGCCGGGATTGCAGCCTATTCGGCAACCCCCATCGACGCTTCCCCGACCGATTCTCAGGAAGAAAGCCCCATCGAGTCCTTTGATGGCACCTTGTCGGAAGGCGGCGGCGCGGCTCTGGCGGTCCTGAATGCCCTTTCCCTGAGCGCCGACAACCAAGGCGAGGCCGATTATGTCATCCTCAATGCCGGGGACGCCACGGCCGCCCAGCTTAACCAGGGGCGGTTCAAGCTCACCGGCAGCCTGGATATGTATTTCACCGATCTCACTTTCCACACGAAAATCATCGCCGGAAACGAATCGTCTCTGGATTTCAACTTGGGAACTCCCTTGAGCGGTAAGGCTTATCGGTTCTACCTGCCCCGGATCAAATACACCGGCCTTGAAGATCCCGTCACCAATGATAAGCGCATCATGATGAAAGCTCCGTTTCAAGCGCTGCGGGATTCCACCACCAACGTCACCATTCAGGTTTGGCGGTTCCCGGGAGTTTAACCCTCAACCTAAAGAAAGGAACTTTATGGACCTCAAGCAACTCGACACGAAGACTGCATCGAATGAAGGCCGAGAGTGTGTGATTAAACATCCTGACACCGGCCTTGATACCGATATCAAGATTAACTTGGCGGGGATTGACTCTGACTTGTTCCAGGAAATGAACGACGACCTGAAACGAGAAATCCGGGAAAAACTCAAACGGAACAAGGAATTTGAGTTGACCCCGGATGAGGAGCGCGATCGGGATTATAAGCGGATGGCCCGGGCCACGCTGGGGTGGTCCGGTATCCAGGAGGATGGCAAAGACCTGGCGTTTTCCTATGATAACGCCCTCCGGGTTTACCGGGACTTCCCGATCATATTTCGCCAAGTTCTCGCCTTCGTGGGGGGTGAGGGAAATTTTTTGCCGCAGTTCAAGAAATCCTCCTCCAAGGCGTCGAAGCGAAGCTAAAACTCGATTGGCCGGACAAGGACGGGATTTCTCTAAGAAAGCGGTTGCAGCACACGGAGAAACACTACGGGATCAGGGACCCGTTGCTGGACACAGAACCGGAGATCCCGGATGCGGCGATGGACCTCTGGGTTTGGTTCTGGGAACTGGATGGCGGCCGGCAATCGGGGATGAGCCAGAACCCTATCATGTGGTCTGAAATCGAGTCCTGGGGGCGGCAGATGAAAGCAAGATTGACCCCGTGGGAATTATCGGTGATCAAAGCCATGGACCGGGTTTATTTGAACGTGGCGGCTGAGAAGAGCCAGGAGAAATAATTGGGCACCGACATAGCCACTCTCGGCATCAAGGTAACATCAGACGGCATGAGCCAGGCGCAAAGCGGCCTGGACAACCTGACGCGCTCCGGGAGTGCTGCCGAAGCGCAGATGGGGCGCCTGGGGGACACCTCCTCCAGCGTGGCGGGCCAGGTCGCTATCCTGACGGCTGCCCTCGCCTCGGCCTATGCCGCTTATAAGACCCTGGATGCTGCTATTGGCTACGGGATGCGGGTGGAGACCCTTGGCATTGCCATGAACGTCGTGGCTAAAAATGCCGGTATATCATCTGATGCCATAAAATACTTCTCCCAGGAGGTCAAATCAGCCGGGGTCACGTCCACCGAGGCTTTTTCTGTCATCACGAAGGCCATGGTCCAGGGGATTGACCTTAACAAAATGAAAGACCTGGCGACCAGGGCCAGGGATATTGCGGTGGTGGCCGGCCAGAATACCTCCGAGACCTTCGCAACGATCATGCACGGCATTGAATCCGGGATGCCCCGTATCTTCCACACCTTGGGCATTGCCGTCCGGGACCAAAAGACGATCTTCGATGAGTACGCCGCTACCCTGGGGAAGAGCAAAGGGGAACTCAATCAGGTTGAAAAAG